AAGCCAGGAATATTTACTGACCTTACAAAGTATTCAACAGTAGGACACTTATCAACGATAAGTCTGAAGTTGTTCTTATTAAGAATCGATTTATTGATATCAACCATTTATTTTTAGTATCCGTTTAGACGAGGAAGTATCGAAATAATCTCCATCTCGATACTCTCTCGTTGTAGTTTCTTCACATAGATAACCATCTTTAATTAACGTTGTGATTGTCTTACGACTTAATACATTCGTTGTCTCTTCCCCATTAGGAAACGTTTTTGCTTCCCATGGCCCTTCCATTACATTCACTTGTTTATCATACATAATTATCTCCGTGTACTACTATTTAGGTTACTTCTCTATTACAAACTCATTTAACTGTCTTGCAGTTTGAATGACCTCTTCACCAGTGATTTCTCTTAGTGGTAAAGGTTTCTTATCATTTGGGAAGTTTTCGTTATGCATATAGACAGCATCAACCTCTCTCTGATAATTGAGGACGATTAGACCCTCTGCTTGTGATAATAAGTCGGCTCTGATTTCGAACCCTGATTTTCCTGAATTACTCATATTTTTCTCCTGTGTGTGTATGTGTAATGTAAAGATTATTCTTTACCTTGTATTTAGGTTGACAATGTACCTAACTTTTTGGTATACTAGTAAAGTAGGAAATCGAGACGGAAGTAAGTTGGTTGTGAGAGGTTGTTCCGTATAGAAAAGGTGTTCCACACTGTTAAAGTCAATTAAGACGTGGCATATAATCGTGAGGTGTGGATAGAAACCGAACAGAGAAGCACTTGAAATTTTTGACGAATTGGAATAGTGTGGTAAACGAATTTCTTTATGGTGCCGAGCTATGCACCTAGATAAAATTGGGGTAAGGCCTCACTAGAAGGACACGCTGTAAAGAATAGGGTATTCCCTAGACATTGAACGATTGAAGTCATTAAACAAAAAAAAGGTCTCGTAAGAGACCTTTTTAGTATCAAAATTAATTGACTTACAGAATGTTGCTAACTGCAAATTTTCTGTAGTATTGGTTAGTTCCAGCAGAAGCTAGTCCACTAGCAGGTGTAGCACCTACGAATGGGTTAGATACCATTCCGTATCTAGTTTTGAAACCAATTTTTGGTTGGAATGTATTCTCACCAACTGCACGAACCATTTGTAATGGAACGTAAGGGCAATAGAATAAACCAGCGTCATAAGGGTTAGACCCTCTATAACCTACTGTTAAGTAATCAACACCAGCATATGGGTCGATATATACTTTAACTCTTCCGTTTAGAACACCAGCAAAAGTATTACCAGTATCGTCAACGTTTAAGTTAGTAGATAACGCAGGAGTATAATCTAATACACCAGCCATTGAAAGAGCAGATGCAACATCAGAACTACATAGGATAAAGTTACCTTTTCCTCTACGTGTTTCTTTTGCTATTACATTTGATTCTCTTTCGATTTGGAACAATAGACCTTTGAATTTCTCAACAGACCATCTTCCGTTTGCATCAACGTCTAAGTTAAACGTACCAGCAGATGCAGTAGCACTTGCTCCAGTTTTACCTTGAATGTTAACATTTCTGATAACTTCTCTGTTGATTTCTGCAAGAATTTCTGATGAAAGAATATTCGCAAGTTCTGATTCCGCGTCAAGACCATGGATTGCTTTGAGGTCTTGTGCTAATTCGAGTGTGTACTCAGCTTTTAATGCTCTTGATTTTGCTGTTACAGTTGCTTTCTCAATTGTGAAAGCCATCTGAGCAAAACCATTTGATGCTTCAACATCACCAAGTGCTTCTGCACTTGCTGTTGACATACCAGCACCAGTGTTCGTAGCGTATGCACTAGCGAACGGGTCTTGGTTTGAGCCAGCAATAGGAGTAGATGTATCTTGAGCTGCATTTGAGTAACCAGTTTCTGCTTCATTGAATAATGCTTCAGTCTTGTTTTCTCTACCAGCTGTAGAATAATCGTTATATCTTGCTTTCATAGCAAAGATAAGTCCTGTTGGGCCTGTCATTGGTTGAACACCGCAAATGTCGTATGCAACGAGATTTGGCATAGCTCTACGTACTAGTGAAATTAGGATTGGATCCCAGTTACTAATTGCAGAACTACCAGTAGCATTTAAAGGTGCAGCTTCGTCAAGAGTAACTCTATCTTCGTTAAGAGCTTTTTCTTGGTTTTCAAGGATAACTGCGGTGACAGCACGTTTGTAGTTGTCTTCGATTTTTGGCAAATCGGAGTGTTCTAGAATCGGACTCCACTTTTCTTGTAAGTTTTCTGATAAAAACATTTTATTTTCCTTTAATTTTAACCTAATGGTTTAAGTTTACTAATCGCAGATGAATATCTTGCAATAGTTGGGTCAAGTACAGGTTCAGAACTTTCGTCCTCGTATGTACCTTCACCTTCCATTACTAGAGTTTCTTCTACTATAGAATCTACATCACTTGGGAAATAAGCTTCTTTGATTTCAACTACTTTCTCTTGAAAGTCTTCTACGTCTTTGAAGTCTACACCATTTGATAAAGATTCTAATTTCTCTTTTTGTGATTCAGATAAGTCGTTTCCAGCTTCTCTAACCACATTACTTCTCTTGAGAGTATCTAACTCTTCAGTGATGTCCATATTTCTAGTGACTTCACCATCAAGTTTTTGTTCCATCTCATCGAGACGATTTGCGAGTTCGTCAATAACATTGTATTTATCTTCAGGAACTTCGACATAATGTTCAGTGAACAATGTCTTTAATCCATCAATAAACCCTTCTGTCATTTCTGACCTCAAACCTCTTTCTATTGCAAGTTCGTTTTCTTTCGTCCACTCTTCTGCACAATATGAAAGATACTTGTCAACTGCTTCCGTAAGGTCACCTTTAACAGTATCAACTGAGGTTTTTAAATTTTGTGAATACTGAGACTCTAACTCTTCTTTAAGTTCTGCAACTTTTGATTTCACTGCAGCTGTAAAGATAGTTTTTGCTTTCTCAGCATTTTCTTCTGATAAGTCTAATGCTTCAGAAATTGCTGATAGGTCGTCATCTATTTCAATTTCAACTAAAGATGCTTCAACTGATGCAGACTCTTTGACTTCTTTGTCATCTTCGTCTTCATCTTCGTCTTCATCTTTTTCTTCTTTGACTTCGTCTTCATCTTCGTCATCGTCTGACTTTTTCTTCATTTTTTCAAATGTTTCTGCAACTGACTCTTCGTCCATTGCTTTTAATGATTCGACTACTTGTCTTGCGACTTCTGCTTTAGTCAAGGTTTCGTCTAACTCTTCTTCAGATATTGTTCCCAATACTTGTTGAATTTCTTCCTTAGTCATTTCCTTCATGTTGTTGACGATAGCCTTGATTGATTCCATTTTAGACATTGAACTGTCTTCATCAGAATCTTCTTTAACTTTTTTAAGTTTTACTTGCTTCTCGGCAGGAGCTTCACCTTTCTGTTGAGCATCTCCACTCACTTCTTTGGTTCCTTTCTCTGCACCTTTTACTGAGGCAACTGCTTTGTCAACAGGATTTTCTTCAGGTTTGACGACTTCACCCTTTCCACCTTCGATTGAAGCTGCATCTGATGAACCTTGCTTTACAGGTTTTGAGTCACCTTTTTCTGCTTTAGAATCAGGCTGCATTGCCTCTTCTATTGCTTGTTCTAGGTTATTTTCTAAATCTGCCATTTCTTTCTCCTGTTTGAGATTATTTTGTATTCTCTTTTTTATTTATATGTTATAGACTCTCAACGAACCTTTTCCATAGATTTAACTTAGTTTCTTCTAACTTATTTAGTTTTGCAGTTTTAAGTTGTTTCTGCATAATTTCTGCATCTTTAGCTTTAAGGATACCACTCTCCATTACCCACTCAACACCTTCCATAATACCTTCTACGAAGGCTTCGGGTGCAGACGGGTCGGCAACGATATCAGCTGCAGTTGCAAGTTGAAAGTCACTTTTCACATGTTGAATACCACCTTTTTCTTCCAAGGAACCTAATCCTCTAGATGATACTCCTAATTTAGCACCATCATTGATTAAATTCTTTACGATTTGACCATTGGGTGTGCTTAAAATCTTTGCTCGTCCCACGAAGTTATTACCATCTTCTTCTAAAGATGTAATCATGTGAGACACTTTGTCTAAATTGATTGTTGGGCCTTCAGGATGTCCTAACTCACCAAAAGCACGTTGCTTATTGATGAACTCGTCCCTATATCTGTTGACCTCTTTTAACATTACTTCTTTAGGGTAAACACGACCATTTCTGTTTTTGATGTTGGACTGCATGAAAACACCTTCAATAAAGTGTTCCTTCTCACCCTTTTCGTTTGCTTCAACGATGACTGGTGATATTGAGTAGTCGTTATATTCAGATATTAATTTCATCTAAGATTTCCCCTATTGTAATTCCTTCTTCGGACATGCTACCCATAATTTTTTTGATATCTTTCATCTCTTTCTGAGCAGATTTCAAATCTTTATATGGCATATCTCCACTAAATTTTCTTCCGTCCATGTACACATCAACTTTATTTCGTTTGTTCTGCACATAAACAATGTTTACTTTCTTCCCACCAACCTTTGCAGTTTCTTTAGATAACTCTTTCTCACCCGATGCAATTTTAAATTTTGCTTCGTGTAAGATGTGTGATATCTCTGCAAATGTTTTCATTATTAGTCTTCCTGACTCGTGTTGTTTACCCAGTCTACTTGCATTTCGACTCTTTTCATGTCAACAGTTTCTGCAGCCTTTTCTTTCATACCAGTAAAAACTGATTCTTTTGCCGCATCTAGTTTACCATTTGCAATTTGGTCAACTATTGTTTTTGCTATTTCACTACTCATTAGTAATCATCTCCTTCTTCATCATTATCGTCCTCATCTAAAGACTCTAGGTCAATTTGAGCATTAATCAATTTAATGTCATCTTCGGACTGCATTAAAATGTATTTTCTAACATACTCTTTAGAGTAATATTGTCCAACATATTCACTAACTTGTGATAGAACATCCATTCTATCTCTTAACAGTTCAAACTCTTTAAGTTCTTTAAAGTGATTGTCTGTTTCAAAGTTATAGAGTAT